GATGGCCTTGTCGATATCCTGCACGCCATTTTTAAGCGTATGACGCCACACATACTTGGCCGCATTACCCGCCAGATATGCTCGGTATCCGAGAACACCGAGCCCTGCCAGTTGCGCCCGAGCGCAATCGACATCAGAGCCATCACGCGGATCATAATGAGCCGGGTTGATCGGATCCATACCCCATCCTCCTTAGCACACGCCTCAGGCGTTGTACTGCGTTGCGCCAGTTTCTTGACACTGCTGCCCGCACCTGCCCTAAGTCCTGAGCAGCAGACGCAAACGACTGATCACTCAGCCATGCTTGCACTGCATACCGTTCATGTGGCAGACAAAATAGCAGAGCCTTGCGCACGTCCGTGGCGACTACTATTGAGTCCTCAGCAGATCCGATGATGTCCTCATATGGAGCAGCTAGATCGTAGTCGCCGATCGTGCCCACTCGCATCGTTTTGCGCCGCTCGATCTGGCGCTTGACGTGATGTGCGCGCTCACGCCTGACGATCTGGTATACCCACGTCGAAAACGCACCACGGGCAGGGTCGTAGGAGTCCATGTGTCCGAGTATCCATGCGATCATCGATTGTGTCCAGTCCTCAGGATCTAGGTCTACAGGCTGGAATCGTCGCGCGGCTGCGTACACAAGCCGTAACTGATCGTCAGTCATAACACTCTCTACAGTATGGTCGGAGATGCCCAGTGCCATCGTCCTTGCTGCCGCCATACTCCTCGACACGATCACGCGCCCACAAGGGCAAGCTTTTTTTATTGCGAGTCATTGCCCGGCGACAATTGCAACAATCCATGATGATCGCATCCTCAGGCAATTGCAGTACACGACCTGATGCGTCCATGGTCGAGACCACGACTCCGCTATCCTGCATGCGATCACGCACCTCGAGGTATTGCTGCCGAGCCAGCAATAGAGCCTTGACTTCAGTCGCATCGATGCGCTCGATGCCCCGGCGACCCTCCTGCGGCACAGTACTCGATGGTCGTGTCGCCTTGACGGATACGCGGATCTGATCATCAGGATGTGTCGCCATCGCTAATATCCCATCAGATCAGCGAGATCAGAGCTCAGAGCGTGACGGACCGCAGCTCGATGTTCTCGTAGCGCATGTCTAATCTCCTCAGCCACGCGCAGAACCTCCAGCGCCGCCTCCACCTCATAAGGGTCACAACTCACGTAGTGCATGATGCCTCCTCCTCAGTATCCTCACCACCGATCGCCCAGGTACTTGACAAATGCTCAGGCCAGAACAGAATCCGTTCTTCTGACTTAGCTGAGCGATTCAATTGCGTGCTCAGCTCACGGGCAACCTCCTCCGTGAGATTGCTAATCATCGACCATTGCGTGCCACGATGCTCGACCATGACCTGCCATAATGGGCGCATAGATGCAGTCCTGCAAACAAAAAACGGTGACCATGGATGACAGTTCAGCGGCAGCATGCCCGCGGATTGCCTTGTAACAACAAGCTACAAGGCCCATGGTCACCGTTGGCTCATATAGTTTCAATCCGAGTAAACATCTTCTCGCTCCATCTCCGCGTCGCCGTTAGTCTCGCGCCAACAAGAGCGACAAAGACCATCGGCAATCATGACTCGCTGAGCGCCACACTGGGCGCAGGAGTCCTTGTGATCGATCCATGGGTCTGTCATTACCATTCCCCCTTAACCATAGTTCAATGCCCATGAAGCTCAACATGATGAAAGCGACACAAAATCATTAGATCCTCGGGCAGCTCGTTGCCAAAACGCACATAGGTTAAATGATGCGCGTCAAGATTCAGGCAAGAGCAACAACGATTGCCATGACCATCTACATGCTCACACATCCATTTCGCCCTGCTCATGGCTACTGATTTTGCTACTGTGCATGCTAATGACGTAAACCCCAGGTCTTTCATTTTCAATCTTTCTCCTGCTCCTATTTGTTTTTATCTTTTTTAGATCGCACATAATTCTACTAGACAATGTCGATGGTCTACCATACTCTGATTTTTTTATTATTTGTTTTGGAACGTTGCATTTTACTAAATGAGTAGCAATTGAGTAGCTAATATACCCATGTTTAATCAAGTACTCATTTATTATTTTTTTGCAAAAATGATACATTTTACATATTCTCCAAATGGTTTTTATATACTTGAATCATGTTAAGACCATTATTTAACTCTCTAAGTATTGTGTTTTTTTCTTGGCCAAAAAATGGAACTCTATACCCAATATGTTTAAAGAAAATAGCCATTGCTTTTCTTAGTTCTAATTGTTTGGCCTGATGCGCACTTTCAGCAACTGCCATTTTTTTATTGTCCTGATCAAGACCAGCTGTTTCTTGCAGACGCGCTGTAATCGTACTAGGAGCATTGTTTTGATTATTCTTTAAAACTTCCAAAACTTTTGTGTGGGCTATTCCATGTTCTTTAACTGCATTAATTGTTTGAGCTATTTTTAGCCGACTAGCAGGCTCGCATCTTTGCATAATACTTTGCGCTAGTTGCATTTCGTTTAAATGTATGCCATCTACTAATTTTTCAGCTGCGGGGTTAGATATTACGTCAAGCAACCCAAGTTTTAATTCATGCTTTGCCAAAAGATTTTTGACTGCTCTTATAGTTCCACCAGCAAAAATTTTGTGGTCTGCAAGCATCTCCTCTATTACTTTTTCTCTATTTTCGCCTGAAGAAATTAAACTAAACATTTGTGCGGCGCAAAGTTCAACTGCAACAGTCCTATTAGCTTTTTCTTGATTGTCTTTTCCTGCCCTTTCACCATTCATTTCATTTATCAAATTTGATAAACGCAATCCATTTATCCAAATTTTTGCTTCGTCAATTTTATCTATTACATACGCAACAAACGAAATGCTACCAGCTATTTTATGTGACTCTATTCGATGGCGACCATCAAGAGCTATGTATTTATTATTTACAAAGAATAAAATAACGGCAGGCAAAACGTCGCCGTTTTTCAGCGTTTCAACCATTAATTCTACGCGCTCTTTATCAACAAAATTTTCTTTACCTTCCACGTCTCTTGTTTGCAATTGGGCAATGTCAATTGAATGCAAGGTTGATTTTGGAAGTTCTTTTAATTCAAATTCAAATCCTTCGCTTGCCAAAAGTTGTTCAACTTGAGGATTGCGATACTTGTAAAATGGAGTAGCAAACAAGTCTCTAGTTTCCATCAAAAACTCCTTAGTAAAAACAACTCGTAACATCTCACGCCCGAGCCTCGATGCTCGGCTAGTACCCGGCACAGTTTGCGCTGTGTTTCTGTACGCGTGAGAGCGATGAGTGACTGGGTACTCACCGCACCCCGGAAGCCTCAGCGCGAAACGCTGCCAGTCCTCGGGGCATTTCGATGTGCGTGCCGGATCGAGGTGGACCACGTCCGGCATCAGACTCCTCCGTGAGTCTCTGATCCCGTAAGCACAGGTCAGAACGGCATGTCCACTGCCGTGAGCGTCAGCCATGACGCTGTCTCTGGTATATAGCAGTTGATCTCGCTCGGCGAGGTGCCCGAGACCACTAGCTGACGGATAGCTGAGACCTGCATCTCGCGCGTCTCAGGATCTTGGCCAATCTGAACAAAAGCAAAGCACGATTGGCGCTTGTAGTCTGCTGCTGTGACGACCGGCACCTTGGCGACTGGAACAGCCGGTGGCGCAACCGCTGGTCGTCGAGGAGCACTATGCCCAAGCTCGTTTGTCGGCGCTGGCGCAGTACGCGGACCAGGAGTGAACGCTGGTGCTTGCGCTGACGTGACATTGGTCAGCGGTATCGCTGGATCCTCGATCGGGATTGCTCGCATTACTCGTGTGCGACTACCGCTCTTGTTAAAGTCAACGAAGATCTTAAAGCACTTTCCGATCAAAGCATCAGCGTCAAACTCCTCCCCAGCCGCAAACGCTCGCCCCAGCATCGAGCGCATAAGTACACCGAGACCGTTCTGCGACTTCAGGACGCACGGCGTGAATGCAGTGCCTCGCTGTCCCTTACGTGGCCCGAGCAATACCTCGTACTCCCACGCAAGTGATGAGCCCCAATCAGGGTGTAGCTCACTCGGTGGCAGTGTCTTTACCTCGATTAACCTCGAGCTGTACTCGCCCGCAGGCAAGTCTTCACGTACATCACTCTGCGCAACCAATTTCATGTCAAACTCCAGCTATCGTGTAACGGTGAATATCACCTCTCGTACCCGTACCCGTTCGACGCAGAACACCTGCATCGACCATCCTCGCTAGGTGGCTCTCGATTGTCTGCCGGGTTCGCCCCATGGCAGTAGCGATCTCGTAATGCGACATCGGCTCACCGACTGCCAGCATGTGCGTAATCGCTGTATGGATACCCCGCGCCTCGGCGTCTCGCAGCGATCCGCATACCGTATATCCCTCATCGCCAAGCTCAATGACTAGCTCGACCGGCGTCTGTCTAAATCGACTATTGCTGCGCAGGGTGCGCTGACGGCAATCAACATCGTCTGGATTGGTGCGGCTCAGCTCAAACGTAACCTCAGGCCATGCCATGAGCGCCGACGACCCGCGAGCGCCAGTACCTTCAGGGCCTCCGCCTTTTTTGAGATGATGAATGACTACAATCGCAACTCCGGTCTCCATGAGTTTCCAAAGTGGCAGCAGCGCATCGTCGATCTCCGTGGCGTTGTTCTCATCACGTAGCGGCATGTTGCGCATCAAGGTATCGACAATCAGTAGATCAGCTCGGTGGTCGATGCAATCTCTGACCGTAGAAGCAACCCACTCTCGCCACTCGACCATCGTCGGGCGGCTAGTAAACGGTCGCACATACCATGCGACATGGTCGCCAATGCCGATGATGTCGGCGCGTTCCGCAATCGTCGGCCCATCCTCCTCAGTTAGCACCAATACTCGAGCTGGCTGAGTCGTGAGCCCAAGAAACTCGCCACCATCCTGTAGAGAGCGCAGCAAGTGCGAGATCAGCGTAGTTTTGCCGACCTTGGGATGCGCAGATATCATCGTCGCCGCGCCGCGCCTAATGCAGCCGTACCAGATCCAATTCATCGCAGGATCAGTCCTCGGCAGCTCTGATGTCAGCAAGTATCGGCGCTCACGTCCGTCTGGATGTCGGCGCACTGGATCTGGCGTAGATTGGCTCACGACCAAGTCCTCGACTGCTGATGACGTGGCCGTATCGGGAGAGGAGACTCTGAGCGTAGCGGTGACCTGCTCAGACTTGTACCCATCCCGATACAGCGCACGGGCGCAGTCGCCATAATCGCCGCCGTGGCGCATGGCAGTTCTGGCAGCAAATAAAGAGTATGCGCGGCCCGGCTCGAGGTGCGAGGCAGAAGACGTGAACACGTACATCAGCGGTTCGGCTCGATCATTGCGGCAATGCCCGACCGTGGCCGATATACCGTCTCGCTTGCCCGGTCGTCTCCAGTACTGGCTCTCGCCTCGAGTCGAGACAAGCGTCCATCCCGCCTCACTCAGCAGCGTGTCCCAACTGCCTCGAGCGTTATAGACTTGGCCGGGCGCATCCGTTGCGCCAGTCTCTCCTGGTACTCGTGTCACTGGATCGCTGCGCTGAGCCTGCGGTACATGGCAGTGCTGGCTCTGTGCGATCGTAAGGATCGTGTGGATGTGCTGAGCAGACCATACTGCTCGCTCCTCAGGATCGAGATATCGATCCCATCGATACAGGATCCCGGTCGGATGGACATGCTCAGGTGAGCCAGCAGCGACGATGTAGTGCCCTTGCCCGCGAGTCTCGATCAGCACATTGCCCGCAGCCGTCCGAGCCAGCACAGTACCCGGTGGAGTAGAGTAGTCAAGGTGCATCAGCAGGTGACGACCACCCGATGGCGTGATGCTCAGACTGCTGGTCTCGATCATGTCGAGCAGCTGCTGATCAGCACCCAGTCGGACAGTATCCAGCAGGCGCAGCCATGCGTCCTCG